TTGCCTAATACTGATTTACTGTCTTTCATAGGTTTCTCCTTTTTTTTAAATCTTAACATCAGTTCATTTTTAAAGTTATTAAGCAGTTCATTTTTATATTTTTGAGGAATTAACCAAGTTTCATTGTTTAATTCTTTAACTCCTGAATATTTTTTATAAAAATCACTTTCAACTTTTTCAAATATTTCGTAAGTCTGTTCTTCAAGTTTATTAAATTCTTTAGCCTCTTCAGCATTGGTTGGTTCTTTAAAACCAATTTCTACTAATGCATCATATCCTAAATTTTGCCAATCACTTTCATTGGACAATGAGTTGCCATTTAGTCCTTTTGTCTCTTTAGCAGTTGAACTACCTTCAGAACTGCCACCTGAAGTAAACTTACCATCTTTACCTCTTGGATGTTCTTGTTCATTAAATTCTTTATCGTTTATTCTCACTTTTTCCCCCGCCCTGCCTTTATCAACTAAGGCAACGTGATTTCCAATTATATTTGCTTGATACCAATGTCCATCTTCCGCTTGCAAACAATCGCAATTATATCCTGCTGATATTTCACGCTTTCCGTTTTCTTCAATGTCACGGATTGTTTGTTCATCTTTAACTATTATATCTGCAATAATATAGATTTTATCATCAGATATTTGGACATTCTGAATGTGTCCTTTTTCATATATCAGCGTATTGGAAGCATCAAGGAGTTCAAATGGGTGGTCGTTTGTAAATGGCTTTCCCTCAAAAGAGGCTAAGGTAGAAGGCTTGAAAACTTCTTCTGCGGGTCTGTCAACCGTAACTACATCATCTTCAACTCCTAACTCGCTTCCTAAGTATTCTTGTGTGCCTATTCGGGCAATCGGAACATCATAGCAAATCAAATAGCCTTCGGGTGTTTTAGCCATATTCTCGCTTAATCGTGTTCCGTAAAACTGCATTTCTGTCTCCTTAATAATAATATATCACTATTTTAAAATACCTTCAAGAAGTCCGATTTTCTCATTCTAACGATTTTACCGTTCATATAAACCAATGCGGGAAACTTAATATCGTCAATATCAACAATAGGTTCAGGATAACAACGACAATTAAATATTTCACCCGCATTATAAACTCCGTAATCTCTGTTCTCTCCCGCTAACTTTTCAGGACTTGGCGGGTTATTAAAGTTTACTAATACGCCTTCCATAATGTCGTGAGAATGTCTTACTCTTCTATCTTTTGATGTTCTCCATACATACCAATTAAGACCAACCGCCTTTGACCGTATTTGTATTAATTGCGAAGAGGCTTTTGATACTTCTGTTCGGGCAATCCTTTGTGCTTCGGCTTCTGTAATATCTGAATATAGGTTTAGTATTTTATTCTTAATAACGGAAGCCCTGTTGCCTTTTAAATACTCCTCTGTCGCTATTTCTGTTGCTTTCTGTGAAAAAAGACTAGGAATAGTCTTAATTAGTGTCGCATTTTCAAGACTTTTAGCTCTCAAAAGTCCTATAATCTGCCCTTGCGTGTTTTCTAATAAACTTTTATAAAAATCATTGGGTTTACTCGATTTAAAAACGGCATCCCGCCAATCTTTTGCGTTCTCGACCTCTATTTTTGTAAATAAATTGGCAGTAAATGAGTTAATGTATTGTTCATAATCGTAAGTGTTGCAAATTTCATTAATTCCCTTTACAATTTGTAACGGTTCTTCATATTTTGCAACATTACTTAATATATCTTTATAAAGAGAGATGATTTTTTTGTAATAATACAGTCTTATCTTCTCCGTTCGCTTGAAAAAATCAACCACTATGCTTCAAGTCCTTTATTTTCGGGATTGAGGTTGAACTCTCCAATATCAGGAATACCATTTGAAAGCGTATCATCGGCTTTAACTGTTTCATCTATATTAGAGAATATGTCGTAACCCTGTCCGATTTCTTTTAATTCTTCTCTTGCCTCTTTTTGAGTGATTAAGTTTGCATCATAACCCTTAATTATGCTATCTGACTTCTTAGCTATCAAATCAGCAATTTCTTCTTCCTTAACATTCTCGATAGCCTCAAATTCAAAATCCAAATCATCGGGAATATATCCGATTTCTGACATACAAATAACAGGTAATAGCTTAGTCCAATTATCCTCCAAAGATGTACTCTGATTTTCGGTTATCATCTCATAATAGTTCTGCATATCGCTTTCACCTGTTGCGTTCATACCTTCGGGTGAACGACCATACATTTTGGTTGCGGGTATTCCTGTTGCTCCTGTGATGTCGAGCATAAATTGTTGCATTATTTCAGCTAGTCCACTGAATGAATAAGCCTTAGTATCAAAATCATCATCTTTATTCATTACATAGAGACCGAAAGAACTCATTAAAGAGTTTTGAGCTTTAAGAGTTTGGTATATGTCGCTTTGAGCTTTGCTGTCATTAAGAGTAAGTCCATCTCCTAAATCTGACATCTTTAATATTCTCAAGTTTGCTAGGAATACGAGTTGTGCTATGTTGAATGAGGTGTTATCTCTTTTAGCAATTTCTTCAATGATAGCCTCTAGTTCTGAAGCACCCCAATACTGTTCAACCTCTTCTTCCCAACGAGGTAGCGTTCTACCGACATATCTTAACACCCTTGAATGGTGGACTTTTATAGATTGTCCTTCGTTGACTGTTACATTGTAATATTTTGGTAAACCGTAATCTACGCTATCCAAATCATCAACCATTTCGGTTAAACAAGGAGTAATACCACTCCATCTGTCAAATACGAGAAGTCCTTTAAAATCATTGAGCATTATAGTATTGACATCAAGCGGTTTGTCTAATATCTCGTCTTGACCGTCAATAAGCATAACCGCACCCGCACCGCCAAAGAGCCTTCCCCAACGGACTAACTTATTGAGACTTCTTGTGACTTTTCTCCTTTTAATACAGTTTTGTATTCTTTTTAATAATTGAGGTTCAAGTTCTGTTGTGATTTTAATACCCGCTTTCGTCATATCGTTTGCAACGACATCAATAATCTTTTTAACAATCCAATGGGTTCTGTATAGCGTTACCATAAGATTGTAATCCTGCGTAATGCGGGTTCGGGTGTAGTCTGTTCCCGAAATCAGATTGTCCATTCCTAAACCTAGCTTGGCAACAGGGTTTACAAAAGCATCTTTGACCGCAATTTTTTTGCTTGATTTATTTTTGTTTTTAGCCATTACTTTAACCTCATTCTCTTTATAATTGTTTTAACTACATATCTTAACGCATCGCAAGTGTGGTCTTTGTCTTTAACAGGTTTTTCCTCTCCGTTTTTGCGTGCTTTTTCATCCCATACATAACTTCTGTGTTCACTAATAGTATTATAACACCTCTTATGTATTCTCAATTTTAACGTGCCGAATAGCGAACTGACAAGCCTTATGCCGTTTAATACATCGTTATCGGCTTCCCTGACCCTGTACCCCCTATTACGAAGTTCGAGCTTGAAGGAAGCACAAGAGGGGTCAATGATTACATATTCAGGCTTCTTATCACCGCAAAAATCATCAAAATCTTTTGCGTATTGACTATCTGTTTTTTGAACACCCTCTTTTTTACTATCATAGTAATATTCTCTTTCAACCCACATTGTATTACCATCATCAAATATTTCGAGGAATACCATCGGGTTTGTCGTTCCGTAATCTACCCCTATATACCGCCTGTATGCAACATAAGGATTGCGTTCTCCGTCTCTGTAAATATTATCATCATGGAACATATCATAGATTGCTCCTTCGGCAATTACCCAAAGCCCAAGAATAAACCTTTGAAAGAATACTCCGTAATACATATTTTTGTATCTTTCGATAATCTTTTTAGATAGTGATAGATTATCTTCAAGAGTAAAGTGAAGATGGAGGAGGTTTTTCTCTTCTACCTTATCGAGCCAATTAATTTTAAACCAATGTTCAGGACTATCGGGGTTGCAATTAAACCAAAACTTTGAACCTGTTACGGAGCAACGACCTGTTGCCTGTTGAACAAAACTTTCAGGCATCAATGCGACTTCATCAAAAAATACACCCGCAAGCGTAATACCTTGAATGAGGTCTTGTGAGCTTTCGTCTTTACCTGAAAAGATATAAAAATCGTTAGTGTGGTCTTTGAATGTTATTCTGATAAGTCCTTCGGTATGTCTTTCCTGTAATTTATAGCCTAATGATAATAACGCTATCCTTAACCAACTCCAAACATTTCGCCTGAAAGAGCCTACTGTTTTTCCGCACATAGCAAAGTTGCAACTGTCAAATGTTTGCATCGCCCAAGCAACAAAACTAACACCCATTGAAACAGTCTTACCGCTTCTGATTGCTCCATCGGCAATTATACCGTCTTTATCTTTCATCGGTGAGTTATCACACCACCAAGTTAATATCTTCTTTTGTTTTTTAGAAAATGGTTTAAAATCAAATGTAAACTTCATATTATCCTTTTAAGTATTCGTGTAGTCTTTTAACCGCTTCATTTGCTCCTCTGACAACGCAAGTGGCATATCCTCTTGACCTTAACTCGAACTGCCATTGTTTTTGCTCTTCTGATAATACACCGCCTTTTTCTCGTTTGAACTCCATAAATAATACTTCATTCTTTGAGTTTTTGGCAAGTATCAGGAGGTCAGGGAAACCCGCTTGAAGTCCTTGTGTTTTTAATGAGTTAATGTAGGCATATTTATTTCTTAAACCTCCTGCAATTTTTACACCGTTAGGAACGTGTACAACAGGAATGTGCTTTGCCTCACAATATTTTACAAAAATACTCTGTTCATCTTTCTCTTTTAACATCAAGACCTCTTTGGTGAATATAGTCATATAACATTACAACATACATATCGTTTTTATTTAAACTCAAAGTATCTGCTTGCTCTGAAACTATATCATCAATAAAAAGCGGAACTCTGATATTTACTTGTTTACGTTCGCCTTTTTTCTTCGATAAATAATACATAAAATCATTCCTTTTAATATAGCAACACAAATATAGTAACACAAAACTAGCAACATAGAGATAGCAACACAAAAATATATTTCAAAATAAAACCTCCTAATTGGAGGCATAAATACATATAGTCGTAAGGAGTATCTATAATAAAAACCGCCTCGAAAGGAGTGAAGGCGGGTATCCGTTTAAATAAGAAGAGAGAGCTTTATGTAATAATTATACCATATTATTCCGTTTTATCAATATCCTCATTTTCATCTTCCCAAACATCGCTTGCCTGTGCGTTTAAAGCCTGTAAGAAACTATCATTAAACTCTGTCTCATAGTTTCCTTTTTTCTCTTCGGCTTCTTTTATCCTGAAACTATCCATCTTATAATTACGTTCAAAGTTTTGAATGAGAGTAAGTGCTTTTATCATATCATCAGGGCGGTTAATATAAGTCCTAACGATTTTCAAAATACCTGCTTCAAGTGCGGTTATCTGCTTTATTTTCCCGCCTACATTTAACGGTACAAGCTCATTTAGAAAAGCCTCTTTTAAAACCTCAATAACCTGCCTTTTAGCAAGAGCTTTTCTCCTGCCTTCAACCTTTGCTTCGGGGGATGGCTGATTTTCAGAAGTGAATTGAGTGCCTTCACTATTAGGCACTCGTTTCCCTTTTGGTTTAACATCTTTTTTCTTCTTTGTGTCTTTTGATTTCACCGTCAATCACCGTTATAAACAAAAACATTAAACTGCCTCTACGTTAGGTATAAGTATCTCTTCACCGCATTTCGGGCATCTGATTTTTAACATCTTTTTCGTTCCGCTTTCTACGTTAGAATATTCCTCATCGCTTGGTAAGTCCTCTGTCTTTTCAAAGTCTTGCTCGGTAGTCTTTATAGGTGAAGAGTTGCGTATTTGAGACATAATCGAAGCCTTAGCCTGATTTAGTGCTTCTTCATCAACGCTTGTATCTTCAATTTGAGCATAGGTATTATCCATAAACTCTGTTTTTGTAACATCAAAACCGACATCTTCAAGCGGAAAATCTATCTGTTCTAACTCATATCTTAATTCGGGAACATCCCACTCTGTAAGTTCGCTTATCTTATTGTCTGAAAGCCTGTCAAGGCGGTTCTTTTCTTCCGATTGGTCGGTGACTATGCAAGGCAATTCTTTAAGTCCTAAAATGACTGCGGAACGGTATCTTGCGTGACCTTTAACGATAATACCTTTTTCATCTATGACTAGCGGAACATTAAACCCTACTTCGGGAATAACTTTGCATAGTGCTTCAACTGTTTTATCATTCTTTCTTGGATTTCTCCAATATGGCTTAATTTCACCTATCGGCTTTACTACTACATCTTTGTAAATCTTAATCTCTGACATTGTTTTCCTCCAAATCCATTCCTAATGCTTTACCCATAGTTGCTATATATCCTAAAATAACACATTGTTTTGTGGTTTCATCCATTCCTTTTGTAACAATCTTCATTAATTCAGAAGCATCATCTATAAAACCACTTAACACTTTCATAAGCGTTGTTTGTTCTTCTGTTAAGTTTTTAGCCCAATCGTTCATTATACCTCCTATTCCTCTTCTTTAACAAGTGCGGGTGTCCAAGCGTTGTTAAACTCTGCATTTTCATATAATTTTGCGTACCCTGTGATATATTTTAATCTGATAAGTTCATCTGCTTCCATACCTAATTCATTACAAATGCGGGCATCAGACCACCCATCATTAAGCATTTGATAAACGAGGTCTGACATACCCTCGACAGAGTGCGAACCCCTTGCTCTGTTATGTCTTACGGTCGAAGCTCTCCTGTCATTAATATCCTTATCTATGACTACAACAGGGAGTAAATTATGATTTAATTCTCTTAAATACTTACTGTTTTTCATTGTTGAATAACGGTGAAAGCCGTCAACTATAATATATTCGTCTTTATTCTTATCGTAGAATGTTACAACAGGTTGCGTGTAACCATCGTGCTTTATAGAAGTGAATAATAAGTTCATCTCTATTTTTGCAACGGCATTAGGATTATAATTGTTTGCCTTCACCTTATCAATATCAACCCATCGGACTAATCCAACAGGATTATGCTTATTAGGATTATACTGATAAAGTATTTCAAGAACTTTATTGTATGCCTCCATATTAATCGTACCATCGGCATTTTTAATAGTGTTTTCAATAGCTTCTGTTAGTTCTGCCATATTAATCTCCTTTTGATATTCTATTAAATAATCTCTGTATTTTCTTTTCTCTTTTTATATCAACCGCATCGTATATTTGATAAATCATTTTAAGTTGCAATATCATTATTTCGACATCAGCAATCTCTTCACTTAAATCGTCAATAGCCTTCGGATTTAATGGTTTTCGGATAAGTTTTGAGATAGCTTTTATCAATTCGGAACACTCTTCCATCGCAATAATCTTCTGCATATCTTCACCATAATTTTCAATGGCAAGACAACAAACCTCGTTTTCTTTTAACTTCATTATTTACTCCTGTTTAATCTTGCTTTTTTTTCTGCTAATCGCTTATTTATTTGTGCATTACCCTGTTTTACAAGTCTGCAACCGTTTAGTAATATAGTTCGTATATCGTCTTTATATTCCTTATCTGTACTGTGACCTTTAAAAGCGTTTCTAAACATCTGTTGCTTATCGGGAGATACTAATTTTTCAAGTAAATAATCTCTATATTCAAGCCAAGAGCTAAATACGACAGGTAACTTCGTAATTTTATATGCCTGATTGTGCATTAAATTATATGTGTTTATCCCGCCTATCCTCTGTGTTAATCGTTCAAATGTTTTAGGCTCAATATCTTTTAGATATTCTAAACCTTTTATTCCTGTTTCGTGAATAATACAACTCAAACGCATCTCATTTGGTCTTATACCTTTTTGAAACAATTTATCATACAGGGTATTATATTTCCATCTAAACATCGCTATTGCGTGCCAAATGTCTGATAATTCCCAATCATAAATAGGGTATATATGATAAGAGTTATCCTGTCTTTTGCATCTCGAAGCCCATAATACATTTTTGTAAACAGGTTTATTTTTATGCATCAGCATATATCTTTTAAGGCTTTCAGCTCCTCTCATACCGATTAATTGAACATAGTTTGATTTTTCACCGAAGACATATCTGCCTGTTAAGTCCATAATATCTTCAACTTCTAGCAATTTATTTGTCTTTAAGAAGTCATTAGTTTTAATACTATCAACTTCTTTTTCACGCATCCATTTATCTTTTTTACTCTCTTCCCAAGCGTTTAAGAAACAACTGTCCTGTTCGCTTGATGTCGAGTTGCAAGTTTCTAGCGGGATTTGAAACCAATATAATTCAACTTCGTCTTTTCGGTATCTAAGGCTTCTAAAATAATCAATAGTTGACTGAAATTCGGTCTCTTGGTCAACAAAAGCAACTTTTACAGGCAATTTACCTAATTCCTTTGCAACCATAATAGCCAATTCCATAACAACCACACTATCTTTACCCGAAGAGGACATTATCATTACATTTTCCTCATTCTCATAGATGTATTTAATTCTGTTTAAAACCGTTCTGTTTATATATGCCCGCATATTACCTCCATTCAAAGTTAAAGGCTCTTCCCCGCCTGCCTGTCATTGTAAAACCTGCCTTATGGAATAAGTGTATCATTTGAGGCTTTCGTGAAACAGCTCTATCTCCCTTTCTTGTTAGCCTTCTAACAAATTCAGAAGCATATTTTTTACCTCTGTGTTTTTCGGGAATGTGAACATCTCCAAAAATATTACCTTTTCTACTACAAAAACCTACAAATTCGCCTTTGTCAAAGCCTAATATAAATATCTTGCCTTTTTCTATCCTCAAAGGTTT